ACAATAACCATCGGGATTGGAATCAAGAAAATTCTTAACAACGGCGAGGCTGAAGAAAGTCTTTCCAGTAGAAGACTCTCCAGCAATAGCAGTAATCTTATTGCCAGATACACCACCAAATATGCTACCTGAAACCAGTGCATTAAAAATGTACGAACCTGTGTCCACATAAGTTTCAGTCTCATCAATTTCAGATGCAAGTTTGGTGTATTCATCACCAATCTCTTTTACAATATCTTTAAGAAAATCCATTTTAATTACACTCAAATAAAATTATAAGTCAGGAAAAGAATGAATCAAGAGTTACTTTTTTTTCTACGTTCCAATTGATAGCATTCAAAATAGTTTTTAATGGTTCCAAAAAACTCTTATCAAATTGCAAATCATAATCCAAATATGAATTTAAACTTAATTCTTCAGGAAAGTCTTGGATAAAAGATATCACATTTTCCCTAATTGGATTTGGTTCTTTTAAATAACAGAATTTAATTTTCTCACCATTATTAATCAAAGAATATTTAGATTCAAGATTTTTTGTTTTAATCAAATGATTAAACAAAAGAGAACCCCTTACATGAATAGGTGTTCCTTTTTTGTATATTGAGTTTGGACATTTATACTTTTGCACATCAGATGCTGTTCTAGGAAATGCAATTGATTCTGCAGGCAGTTTTTTAAACTCACGTCTAGAATATTCAATAAAGTCAATGACTTCATCTTCAGTTCCATTCATCATAAGTTTTAGAGCATCTTTAATCATTTGACGACAAGGAGCAGGAGTTGAAGACTTTACTGCCTCAATTCCCATAATCTTCAACTTTGGTTTTTCATAACGAACACCTTCACTGTCCCAAACGTTAAGGATGTACCGCTTCTTTGCAGTCCAGATACCACGGTCAGCGATATTCTCACGCTTCATAAACATCTTCTGATCATAAGCATTTACGTAGTCGGCCAACTCTTTGTAAGAACTTTCAATATACTTTTCAAGTTCCATCTCACAGACCTTATCAAGGAACGTGACAACGCTTTCAGTAGTTTTCTCTCTTCCCTGGTATACACGGTCAACAAAAGGACCCATATTAAGATAGATAGAATCAGTATCAGAAGCAATAACATAATCAACACCATCAGTTTTTAAAATCTTATTCAAATAAGAATTCATCTTACCCTCAATCCAACGAATAGAAACTTGACCAGACAAAGTAATTGCTTCTGCATTCGCAAGTTTAAAATAACGAAAGTATTGATTTCCAATGGCACCATAAGCAGAGTTAAGAGAAATCTTCTTTGCCATCTGAATATTATTGCATCTAGCAATTTCTTTTACAAGTTCTTTACTTGGTTTTTTTTCATTCTCTTTTTTTGCTTCGATCATTTTTTTCTTAAAAATGACACGTTCATTATACATTTTTTCCATTAACTCTGGAAGAAATCCCCTTTTCTTGGTGTCGTAAAGAGCGCCGTTGGCACAAACAGTTTGACTAGAAAGATCACTAAAATCCAATTCTTTATTGAGAATTTTATCAACGGTTACTGATGGATGCCGTTCATCAAGAAGAGTCTCTGGTGAAATGTTGTACTGCATAATCAAATGAGGATACAGAGAGTTCAAGTCAAAATTGACAACCCAATCATACTTACCAGGAATAGGTTCTTTGACATATGCTCCAGCGTACTTGGAATCCTTATCACTTTTTTCTTTTGGTGGAATAACAATATTCCTATCTTTAAGATAATTATAGATTATTGTATCCCACATCCTCACCTGATAAAAGACATCTTCATAATTAACCTTAGCATCATATGCCATAGTGAGAGCAAGTTCGATGAGTTTCATCTTGTCTTCCAGGCGGTCAACAAGTTCCACGTCAATGATGTTGTATTCTACAAACTTTTGCCAACCATTGGTATAAAAGTCTTTGAACGTATCAAACTCACTGTGATCCAGTTTCTTCTGCCCCAGTTCAACATTAGCAATATGATCCAAGCGATAGGACTCTTGGTTGGTGTAGGTGAATTTCTTATAAAGATCTAGGTAATCTAATTGTGACATTCCACCAATGTCATAAGTCATTTGCTTTCTACCATTAATAAAAAGTTCCTTCTGAGTAACTAGTCCCCAAGGAGATAGTCTCTTCATTAACTTCTCTCCAAGAATCCTATCCATCCTCCTAACAATGTATGGAATATCATAAAGTTTACTATTCCACCCAGTCACAACTTCTGGAGTATTATCTTGCCACCAAGCAATAAAATCATTCAACAAATCATACTCATGATTAAATTGTTTGTAATAATGATTTCCTTGTTTTAATTCAAATGGTCCTTGTCCCCAGGTAATAATTTCTTTGGTAGCGTAATCCTGAATAGTAATCAATAAAATTTCTTCTGCTGCGGATTCTACATCTGGGAATCCATTCTCAGATGCAACCTCAATATCGATAGTATAAAATTTGATTTTACTAATGTCAAACCTAATTTCTTTTTCCCTATAATTGTCAGAGATGTATTGATAGATGAACCTTTCGTTTCCGTATACTTTAAATCCTTCTACACCATCATACTTTTTAAAATATTCTTTACATTCACGTACAGATCCAGGTTTTATTGGTTTTACATATTCACCCTCCAAAGTTTTATAATAAGTTTCTACTTTAGAGGAAACAAAAAGAGTCGGAGAAAACTTCTCTCTGGTCATAAAACTCTTACCGTTTTCGTAACCACGAACAAGAAATTGATCTCCGACCATCTGGACGTTGGTATAAAACCTCATTACTTCGTCATCTCATCGTATAGTTCTGACAGTCTAGCACTTGGTTCTGCCAGGGTCAAGATCTTATCACTATGAACTTCGAATTCTTTTTGTTTTGTTACTGAGGATAACCAAGGTTCTATAGTAGGACCCATTCCACCTACTGAAGATTCTTTTATCAAATATGGATCTTCCAATATAATATCTGGTTCTCCAAAATCAGAATCCTCTTTATTTTTAATTTTTGCAATCAATCTCAATCCACTTAAAAAAATTACCACCAGTTTCATTATCAAATATCCTCAGGAATAATAAGAGATTGCTCTTCAGTATCTTCAAATTCTTTTAAAATGTCTATAGTATATAAATTTCTAAGTTCATCTACTGGATCAATAAAAGTAACAATCCATTCTAGAGGAACAGGAAATCTGATTCCTTTCCCAAGAGGAATCCAAGGACTAAGATTAATATCAAATGATGCTTTTTTTGTTTCTGGATCGACTGTTGGATCGGAAGTAGTAACAATACATGGTTTAATCATAAAGTATCCAACTACTTTATCCTCATGAATCATCTCTTCAACCCTACTGATAATCTGCTCACCAGTTTTGATAACAGCTAATTTAATTGCCATAATTATTTTAAAGTATGATTTATACAATATCAGAAAAAATGGGAGGTGTCAACTGGATTTTGCCAGTTACCTCCCGTGGCATAGCGCCGACGATATTCAATTCTATTTATTTACTTTTTAGGTGTGATGGCGAATGCTCCTCCCATTACAGCAGAAAAGATTGCGAGTGTTGCTAAGATTCCCATGGTTCAACAAGTATTATGGTAGTGTGTTTGCGATAGGGACACCAATAAAAAGAGTCATCAATGTTCCAAATACTAGGGTAGTGGCGGTGTAGTTCATAGTCCGTCCTCCAAAGTACATATTATATAGTCATTATGTATCATAGTGATACAAAAGTCTGTATTCATTGCTACTCATTTATACCTATTGTGTTAGGATTTATAGATAATCTTTTCTATGGTGGTGCTCTGGAATAATCTTACCAAGAGTGACTGTTAAAAGCCCATCTTCAAAAACAACTGATCTAACTTCCGTGTCGTCACTGAGAGTCCAGGCTCGTGTAAACGACCGTTGAGCCAAACCCTTATGTAGATAATTGACTTCCGTCTCCTTCTCCTCTTTCTGACCTTCGATAAACAGTTTTCCATCTTGAGTGTAGACATTTACTTCGGTTTTTTTAAATCCTGCCAAAGCAAGTTCAAGTTGGGATTCAGTTGAACTCAAAGATATTAAATTATATGGTGGGTAATTAGAAGACGATTCGTGAAGATTAAAAATCCTATCAAAGTACTCATCCATACCAATGGTATTGCGAGTAATTCGATCCATTAACTGATCTAAATTGGCAGCATTATACTTCATTAAAGTAGTCATCTTTACTTCTCCTTTTAAAGCGAGATTTGATTGTGTGTACCCTTTTGGCGTACATACTAATTATAACACTTTCATAAAAAAACGGGGTGTTGAACCCCGTATATTTATGTTCGGTCAACCCTCTTTAGGAGTTGCCTTCTTTTTTGTACCAATACTATACTTTTGCTCCAGTACCCAATCAGACTTGTCCTTATAAGACAATACTTTAATTTGATTAAGTGGGGCAATATCAAGAACTGCAGATTCATCCTGAACAGTAATTAGTCCCCAATCATAAAGAAGCTTAATTATTCTATTCCTTCGCTGAATATCATTGACAGTAAGATTGGAATACTTTCCATCCAGAGCAAAAAGTTCTTTAAAGTGAGTAATATAATACCTACCTTGCTTGTGTAGAATATGGCAAGATTGGTATAACTTTTTCTCTTTTCTTGAGGCAACTCCAATTCGAGTCAAAGTCTCACGAACCTTTAAAAAATCATCAGGTTCCCTTAAAAAAACTTCTACCATCATTTGTGGTGTCCATTCAACCTGAGGTTCAATAGTATTAGATGTCATTTTTGCGTACCGCCAATTTCAAATTGTTTCTTAATGTAATTGATCTGATCTTTAGATAAAATTTTTAATACTTGTTGTGCTTTTTCATTACTATATCCATAGTACTTTTTAACACATTCAATATCATTAATTTTGTCTTTATGGATCCAAGGAGAATATCTCCTCTTTTTCCTAAGAGTATTTAGGTAAAAATAATATTGCATATCTTTATCTAAAAAATTATAGATATTCATTTGGTTTACAAAAAGAATACAATCCAAATGACTGGAAAGGATTTTATTAATAATATATGGCGGATAAGATTTGATTTCTTTTGGATCTTCTTCTAGTAGATCTTTTTTTGTAGAATTAATAGAATTCAACCAATCTTTAAGTTCCATAATCAAAACACTGCTGTCACGCTTACAACTTTTGCATTAGGATTGCGGGCAAGAGCAACTTGCCGCGCATCCTGATAATCTTTGGCAATCACTTCTTCTTTAAAGACCGTTCCTGCCTTATACAATGTTACCTGACATTTCATAATTAAATAGAAGCAATTCTTTACGGGTCTTTTGATCTCTCATATATTCACCAACTGAACGCATCGTATAAGTAAGATCAAACTCTGCAGCATTCCAATTAGTAAAACGATCTTTTACCAGTTGATCAGAATTATAACTGATCAACTGATCCATAGGACAATTCTCGCAGTCAGAGGCAAATTTAGAATGGTTGAATCCACTATGCATTGAACCTTTTTTACCATACAAATTATCTTTAATGTCGTATGGTGGATCAAGATATATAAAAGCATCCTTATTTCTACCATCCATAAGATAGTCATAAGAATGGTTTGTAATAGTCCAATTTTTAATTACGTCAGAATAAGCAGATAATTTAAGTATTCCATTCATACTAAAGTTGTTATCAGATGCCTGTGGAGAGAATGAAGAACTTTCGGTCAGTCCACTGAAGGAACACTTATTAACAATGTAAAAAGAAATTGCTCTCCAAAGATTATCAGACTCATTACCATTTAGATACTCTTTGGATTCCAAAAATAATCCTTTTGCCGATCCACGATCAGGATAACGAGATTTTAACTCCTGTAGTTTGGTCTGCATATCGGGACCAAACATTTGCAACTGTTGCCAAAAATTTACTAATGGTTCATAAAGATCGTTAACCCAAATTTTTAGATGTGGATACTTTTTAGTTACATGGATAGCAACACTACCACCACCCAAAAAAGGTTCCCGATACTCAGTATATTCCCTAAGGTCTGGGAAATATACATCCATTTTTTTACATGCCCTAGACTTTCCTCCAGGATAACGCAATGGTGTTTTTAATTGCTTAAGTGGATCAGTCACAAAATTGCCTCAATGGAGTTTAAAAGATTGGTTGCGTCAATGTTTTTTTCTTTTGGTTCTACATTACTTGCCAAGATTTTATAATCTCCCTTTTCCAATTTGAATGTTGCTCCAGCACCATCACATTCTGTCCTGGAGTAAACAGTATCCCAATCAGTATATCCAATGGTCATGGTTTTAGTATCTACCAGAAGCATATACTCAAAAGTTTTTTTAATATCTTCTTTTTGCAGAACCGTAGACTTTTTCTTGCCAGGACGCTTATTAATAAGGACCACTCGCTTACAAGATTGATTCTTGTTAAAAAGTCCAAGTGATCCTTTCATTTCGTAACAAATACCTGAAGAATCTACAAAATCTTTACCATCTTCATAGTCACCGACATATGTGAGTTGATCACCTGACCATTTTGCAAAAGACTTTTCTTGGAGATAAGTTCGAAAAGTCTTAAATGCATTAGACTTCATTTGTTTTGTATT